CAAACGAACTTAAAAAAACATCAAAATCCAATATTCAAATATTCACAAGGTATTTATAGTATAAAATCAAAAAAAAAGAAATATTCAACAAATATTCAAATATTCACAAGGTATTTATAGTATCATTATTATATTTATTATATTTATTATTTTCATTAAAATAATAAACTAATATTCAATAATAATCATACTGTATATACTTTGATTTTTATTTTTATTCTATTTCTTCTCTTAATAATATTTTAAATGCATTTCTAAATTCTTCAATTGATGGAACTGTAATAATATCTACTGTTGTTCTTTTATCTCCAATATATTTATTTTCTTTTCTCTTTTTGAAATCAAGGTTGAATTCTTTCATCTTTCTAAAAAATGATACTTTTCCTATTCTTGATGCTGGAAACTCTGTTTTAAAAAGGTCATATAAATTTCTTTGCTCTATATCTTGTCCGAAGGGAAATCCTGTTTCATCTAATGATTGATATACCCACATAAATACATCGTTCATACTCTGTTCTTTTTGTTCTAATAACGCATCTGTTATGATATCTTGATTTTGTTCCCAGTCATCTAAATTTATACTATAAAGATACTTGGCAAAACTGCATGGATCACAGTTATAAATTTTAGAGCATTCTTCTCTTGATAGATTTCTCATACCTGAACCTGTATCTAAAACAACATATCTTCGTGCTTGCATTCCAACCGGAATGATCCAATCATTATTACTTGCCATAACAATATTCATATTATTTGAAGTTATAATCTGTGTTAAAAATTTTTCATTTGTAGTTATAGTGTTTTCAGTAATCAGTTTTTTTATTATGCCGTCTTCTTTTTTATTTCCACCATAGGTCATTTCATCCATAAAAACTAAACTTTTGTTTCTCAACTTGAAATTATATTGTCCTATTACTTCATCGTGAGATGTAGGATGAAAAAACCATTCATCTCCTATTATCTTCTTTAATAACTGTAATATGCTTCCTTTTCCAGAACCTTCCATACCTTTCAATACAATACATTTAGGAATTTTGACAAAAGGATGTTGTATTTGATGAGCTAACCATTTAATAACATAATCAAAAACTTTGATATCATCTTTACACCAATGTTTAAGAATAAAATCACCTACAAATTGGCCTTCCTGAATTTTACCTTCTCTATCAGCCTTCTCTCGATTTATCGCTAAACCTGAAAACATATTGAAAGTTTCTCTCTTTGCTATATTTAAAGGAAATGCATCAATATATTCATATGTTCTTCTGCGATTGCTATTTAACCATAAACTTATAAGGTTGTTCGTAGGTAGTTTTAAACTGCTATGAGTTATTTTATGTATATCAAATTGTTCTATCAATGCAGATTTCAACTTGATATTCCAATGTTCTATGTTATTATCTGTTATTGTTCTATATAGATAGATAGGTTTATTTCCGCCTGTTATACAGATAAAGTAATCGTTCATACTATCAATTACCTTATTAATAATGTCAAATAGATTACTTTCATTACATTCTCTAATTGCATTTATATACTGATACCAAGGTATATTATTTTCTAAAATTGGTCGTTCTGTAATATTTGTCTGTCGTTCTTGTATCAATTTACTCTGTCCTTTACATCCTTCATCGTGGCAATGATAGTGAATTCCATCCTTTCTAATAACTAAATATGCATTATCTGAAAAATTATTTTCTCCGTTTATAGGACATACTCTGTTTTTGGTAGTATTTTTCAAAATAATCATATTGTTCTTAATTTGACTCTCTGATGAAATTTCAACATCATACTTTTTTAGAAACTCATTTATTTTTGAAATGTTATATTGAAAATCCCTTTTACCTGCCTTTTTAAATTCAAGTATATAAATAGGATTAATATCAACCTTAACATACTCTGGTTTTTTACATATTGCTGAAATGTAATATTTTCCATAATTGTCCCTTGTTAATGGTGCTTCACACATTAAAGGTCTCTGTAATTCACCTTTATTATTCATCTTGCTATTTTCTGGTAGTCTAAATTGTCGATTTTTATTATATACACAAAAATCAATATAACTTTTAAGAATGATATTTGAATCTGTAATATCAGTATAACACCAATCTGAATATTTATTGAAAAAGCCAGTTTTAATATTACTCCAAAATAAATTTTGTTGTTCTATGTCCTTGAAATAATAATCTCCTATCACATGAAGACTACCTTTGTTTTTCTTTTTATCAGATGCATTTAAAAAAACGAACCGTTCAGTATTAAAATCATAGCCAGAAAATTGGTCATCATTAAGTATATCACAAAAATGTCCTTTAATTTCATCTATTGATTTCCAATCTAATGGCCATTCTAAATCGGCGTAAAACTTATGAGGTCTATCTCCTCTTAATATTTCATAAAAACATTTATCAGTTGGATTTATACTTAAAGTATTTTCAAAAAAAGTTAAACTATTAACATCGTGTGAAAAGTTTTTAGTTGTTTTTTGTTTATGAGGTAAGTAGACATCAAACGCAAAGATAAAATCGTGTCGATCTTCATCTGCAGATTTTAAACACTCATCCAACTTAGTAAAAAATTTATATTCATGATTATTTTGCTTATTATTTATATTTTCCATTTTTTATATAAATTTAGATTTTTAAATTAATTTAAAAAAAAAATAGAAAATATAAAAAATCCAAAAAATGGAAAATTTAAAATTCTTAGAGCAATACAGAAATCCAAAAACTGGACGTTTAAAATATGGCACTTTAAAACTTTTAACTCCAGAACAACGATTACAATATACCTCTGCATATTCAACAGAATATTACAGACAGAGAAAACGAAAGACCATTGGTAAACCCTTACGAGAATATAAAAAGTTAAATCTTCCTTGCCCGACATGTGAAAGTGATGCCTGTATTTTCGTTCCAAATGATTGATTTTAATACTAATTATAGTATTAAAATATTTATCTATCTTTAGATTCTATCTATTCGTCATCTTCAATTTCTAGATCTTCTTCTATTTTCTATTCATCTGTTTAACCTTATGTTTACTCTTCAAGAAACGCTGTCCTCTTGTAAGTCTCTTAAGTCTTCTGTCGATATCTAATGTCTGATGATGTTGTAATTTATATATGTTATCAACGATATAATCTATATGTCCTCTGATTGGCAATTTGTCATTCTCTATGAACCCTAAAATCATATCAACGATTAGATATCTCATACCATTGTTTATTTCTGAAACTTTTTCTAATCTATGAAAATCACTGTTAAAAATCATCTGAACAATAATTTTTTTATTTTCCATACTGAGACTTGTCATTTTATTCTCTTTAAAAAAGTTAAAAATAAAATCAATTTTTATTTATTGGAACCTGAAAATCATACTGAAAAACTATCGCCAGAGACAATTGCAAGGTATTGATATGACTTTTTTTAAACGAAACTTCCTTTAACAGTTGGAGCAAAGAAACAACTACACTTAAAACTGTGATCGTCTATACTTGTATTTCTGTTTCTACCTTCCGATTTTTCTCTAGTATCTCTCTCCTTGCGGTTTTTAAAGAATTGTATAAAGTTCTTTTTTGATTTATTCTGTCCTGTATCACTTTCAACTTTTTTTTTTGTAAATCTTCTAAATCTATACTGCTTGGAACTGGAGTATTTTTTATACTATCTTTAAGTATATTATCTAACTCCAATACTTTTTCTGATAGTACCTTGTTTTCTATTTCAATATCAAAAAGTTTTTTCTTTAAAACAATGATACTATCATTCAATATAGTTTTTTCCTTTTCTAAAGATATTATCTTATCTTCTAATTCAAGTATAGTTTGTACCTGCTTATCTGTTATTAAATTCAAGGTTTTTATAGTGTCCTTATCACTACATATCTTTTTATTATCATCAAATAGATTGCCCACGTTCATTTTATATAAATAAATATTTTTTTTGTCTATTAATAAAAAGATGAATACTACAGAATTATTTAAGCGATACAAAAAATACCATGGCTATACTTGTAAAGAAATAAAATGTACAAAAGAACGTGAAAAGATATTGAAAGAAATTTTCCCAAAAATTATAGAGGATCTTTGTAGTAAAAAGAGAACAGCATGTAATATCAAGAAGGTAGATCATGTATTTGATATATTAGAAAAACGCCAAGATATTGTTCCCTTATTAATCGGGTATGGTTTCCGAGATACTTTAATAAAGTATTTAGATCGAGTAAAAACAACCTTCTTTTTCCCGTCAAAAACTTTAGGTAGAAATGCTCTTAAACTTTTTGAGCAATATAAGGATGTAAATATAGTTAAAATTGAAGTTAATCGAGAACCTGTAAATAGAGTCATACAAACAGTTTTAAACTTGATAACTTTTGGTGGTTTCGAGAAGGCAAAAAAATCACTAGCATTTGATGATATATTTCATCTATATATGATTCTCCAGTTTGAAGATGGAACAAAGTTGAAGCTAGAAAAGAATCAGAAAATCAATATAGAAAGGATTAAAAGTTATAAGATGGAAAATGACAAGATGATGATTACTATTGATAGGCCTTTAACTTTAGGAGAACTGTTTAAGAATACAATTGATAATGTTGGTGCCTATCAGTTTTATATCTACAGTGCCTTTAAAAACAACTGCCAGAGATTTGTGATGGACATTTTAGAAAGTAATAAATTAGGTAATCCAGAAATATACAAGTATGTCCTTCAAGATGCAAGTTATATACTTGAAAACAATCCAAGTTTTTTAAGAAGTATAGCACAGTTTAGTACCGACACGGCAGCCAAACTACAAGAACTTTTTGGTTTAGGTATAGAAAGAGAACGGAAAAACACATGTGATGATAGTATTGTTTGTGAATGCTTGAAATGTAGATATAGTAGATTAAAAGATGCTGGCTACTACATCACGTATGACATCACAAATGGTTGTTATAAATATAGATTTGAAGGGAAAAGTATAGGAACAAGCAGTAAGGTAGAAAAGAATGATGAAAATCTTAGAGAGTGTATATCATATTTAGAACAGATATCAAAAAATTAGGAAAAAAAATTATATGGAAAATAGACTCTAAAAAAAAATTAAAAAAAAAATTTATTTTTATTTTTGTTATAATAAAAATATGTCATCAAGTAATACATTAATTGGATTCGAAGAAAAAGTGCCGATTGCTAAGGTTTTAGAGCCTCGCATAGATATTAACAAACCAAAGCGTTATGAATTTATGTCAGGCGTTCAAAGTATTGTTTTTAAAAGTATCACTGCATCAAGTGCCAGTAATAATAGTGTTACATTCAGTTACAAGCCTTCACAACAAGTTCTTCTCTCAAGAAGAATGTATGTTCAATATACTTTGAACTTACAATTTAGTGGAAGCGTTGTAGGACCCGGAAATTTAATTAAGATAACCAGTGATGATGCACTTAGAGCTTTTCCTTTACAAACTTGTGCTTCATCTGTAAAATTAAGATTGAATGGTACTGAAATTAGTCTAGATCAACCAGACCAATGCTTACAAGCATTATTGAGATATTCAAGTGCTTGGGACCAATCGCAAGACTTTTCAACATGTCCTTCCTATATTGACCAATACCAAAGCTATAACGATTATACAACCTTAGGATCGAATCGTAATGTTCTCGCAGCCTATGGTGAAAACGCATTATATCAAACTCGTGGTAGTCTTGATTACCAAATCGTTTCAAATACTCCAACAGCAGCCGAACTCAATATAACTGTAGTAGAGCCACTATTGCTTCCAACCTTGATTTTCGGACAAGGAAAAACTGGTGATGCTTTCGCAAGTGTCCAAGATCTCAATGTAAGTTTCAATCTCGATGGTTTGAGTAGAGTTTGGAGTCATTCTACTGCCGGCGGTTCAACAATAACAAGTATTGTACCTAACATCGCAAGTAATCAAGCTAACTTCCCACGTTTGTTATTCGACGAATTAACTCCATCTCCAGATGTTGCAGCAGTTGAAATGGGCAAACAATATTTGTACCCTTATAAATTACCTCAAGTTTATGTTTTTGACAATTTGTTTTCTGGTGTAGCATCAGGTAGTGTCTCTTCTAATAGCGTTAATGCTGTGCAGTTCGGGCAAATTCCAAGTGCTGTTTATGTTTTTGTAAAAGAACGTTTATCAGATCAACAATCTACTTCAGGACCTAACTATAAAGCTTGGACTGCTACAGATAGTTTCGCAGCAATTGAAAGTTTATCTATCTCTATCAATGGACAAGCCAGTATTATGGCAGAAGCATCTCAACAGCAATTATATCAAGTTGCTAATAAGAACGGTTTGAAAGATAGTTTTATGGGTTTTTCTAAACATATTGGATCATCTATGTTATTGCAGTTTGGTTCAGACTTGCCACTTCAAAACGGTGCTGCTCCCGGAATGATCAGTAACTTCAATTTCCAAGTTAATAACATTAGAATTAAAAACACAAGTGCTGCTACAAAGAACTATCAAGTTTGTATTGTCCCTATTTTTGATGGTGTGTTGGCAATTAAAGATAGTCAAGCCATCTTACAAACTGGCTTAATAAATAATCAACAAGCAATCTTGGCACCAGTTGTATCATCGCATCCAGAAATGGCAATGTATGGTTCATCCTTCTTTGGCGACTTATGGAGTGGTATCAAGAGTGGCGTAGGAAGTGTTTATAGAGGTGTTAAGGAAAACTTGCCAGCAATTAGAGCTGTAACAGGAGTTGCTAAGCCATTCCTTCCAGACACTATACAAAAAGGATTGACAGCAGTAGGACTCGGAAGAAAGAAAAAACGTATGGGCATGAAAAAAGGTAGAGGCTTGACAGGCGATATGTATGGTGCAGGTGTTAGATATCAAAATGCTGGAAGAATTGGCATTGAGGACTCTGATGAGTTAGAAAATCGTATGGAGCAGTTTGAAATAAGCGATGAAGAAGAATATTAGATTTCCAGTATATAAATCAGTTAAATATACCTTATCATTTTATATTTTTTTTCTTGTATAAATATAAAATGATCACTAATTATAATGTGCAAAGAGACGATAAAAACGAGCAATTTTATATTAATTTATCACTATACAATCCTACAACAACAGGGAAAATTGTTAATGTAGATCGTATATTCGATGAAGTGATAGTTCCCAATCCTTCTAAATATCAATGTAGTCTTATCAGGAGTAATTTATATACAAACGATCTACCTATAATTGACATGAGACAATACTTACAAAATTCAAGCACTACTCAATATGATTTGTATATCACATTCACTTTTTTAGGAATAGATTATACTCGCAATTTAGTATTTACTCAATTTAGTGATACAACCGATCTTGATAGATATTATATTTACAACTATATTAACTTTGCTAAGATGATTAATGATACTTTGTCATTACTATCAAATGATATTAATACAGTTGTACCAGGAACAATAACTGACATTCCTATAATTCAATATATACCAGAATTAGGCAGATTCTCTATATTTGCAGAGCAAAGTGTATTTAATGATTCATCAGGAACAGTCCAAATGTGGATGAACAATACACTTTATGACCTTCTTAATAGTCTTCCAAAAATATATACATCATCAGTAGCTCCAAAAAATATTAGACTATCAATAAGAGAAATAATAAATCCAAATGGTATTAATAATATAAATACTACAAACTTTACAAATCCAGTTTTAGAGATGATTCAACAGTATCAAAGTTTAGAACTCTTAAATAGTGCTAGATCCCTAATATTTAATACTAATTTACCAGTTGTTCTTGAATATGATGATGAAGCAAATAGATATGGCGATACTCAAGTATATCCAACAAAGGTAAATAGATTAAATAGCACTATTCTTACAGGTATAAATGGTAATATTTTTAAAGAAAATACCTATATACCAACTGCCGAGTTTCAAATGTTGGATTTAGAAGGCACTACTCCAATCTATAGGATTCAAATTCAAGCATTTTGGATTGATAACTTAGGCATCTATCATAATATGTATCTAAGTCCAAGAAGAACAGCAACATTTAAAATCCTATTTAGAAAAAAATATAATGTTGTATCATAATAAAATGAATAGAAATGAAGGACATATATATGTTAATCTAAATCAGTATAATAATTCAAACACAGACCAATATGTTAATTTAACAAAAATTTATAGTGAAGTATTACTTCCAAATCCATCAGAATATGAGATGAGTGTTATAAGGTTTGATTTTTATGGTTTAAGAATTCCAATAATTAATTTACAGAATTATTTCGTAGGTGGTATAGCTCCAACAACTATCTTAGAAATAAGTATGATATACAACAATATTACTTTTACACGACCATTAATTTGGACATCTTTCAGTAGTAGTATAAACGATTATTTATACTATGATTACAACCACATTGCTGTCATATTTAATAATGCATTGAATTTATTAACAAGTGATGTAAATGCTGCATTTCCAGGTACTATAGCTATCTCGCCTCGTATTGAATATGATCCACTTACTACACGATATGTGATATATGCTGATAAGAGTGTTTTTGGAAACAGTCTTCCTAATCCCGTACAATTATGGTTGAACACTCCATTATATGAACTATTTCACAGTCTTCCTTACTCTTTTTCAACCGAATCATCATCTACAGCCTACAGTATAGAAAGAATATTTTTTGGACAAGTACTTAATGTAAATAGCACTATAGATAACTCAAAAATTATTTCAGGTATAGATCATTGGGGAATGGTTCAAGAAACACAAGCATTGATTTCAATGAACAGTGCAAAATCAATTGTATTAACTAGTGACTTGCCTATAGTTGAAGAATATATAAGTAATGTTGGTGTTGAAAATACAGGAGGAAATACAGCAACAGTACAATATCCTATTGTGAGTGACTTTTTATTAGACAGCCCAAACGGGTACGAAATTTTCAATAAGGTTGTATATTTACCAACTGCTGAATATAGAATGTTAAGTTTATCAGGTTCTCGCCCAATCCAAAGTATAAAGTTAAAAATGTTCTGGACGGATAGCAATGGCAACTTAAATCCACTCATTCTTCCTCCTAAAAGAACTTTGAGTGTGAAGATCATGTTTAGAAAAAAAGATTTATACAACAAAAATAAATAAAAAAAAAATTATTATCATTATAATAAATGAACCTAACCAAAATCCAAAGAGATATTTTTTTAAACAATGCTAAACTTCGGGGTGAAGGTGTAAAGAAACGTAAAGCAACTAAGAAAAAAACCACAAAGAAGAAAGGCGGTGTAGTTATTGGTGGTAAAAAGAAGGCAGCAACAAAACGTAAATTACCTCAGGGAGCTCGAAACTGGCTTACATTAGTAAAACAAGTCTATGCTCAAGGAGGTATGTCATGGAAAGATGCGCTTCAACAAGCAAGTAAGATTTACAAGAAAATGTAAATTATAATCTTATAGTATAATAAATGGGATCGTGTACTACAAAAATACAACTTTCTGAAGATGATAAAAAAGTATTAGAGTTGAGTATAGATGATAAAATGAACTTTACAAGTAATTTATTGCTCTGTAATTCAAAAACAGCTTTGAAAAGTGATAAGCTATATCTCAACAAACTTGCATTTCAACATCTTGAAAGACAACATCTAAAGAAATAAAAAAAAAAATTTTATTATATAGTATATAATAAAATATGTCATTGAATCAATTCTCACAACCGAATGTTTATCTCCCAGCCGTGGAGTTCAACGAAGCGAAAATAAACACACTAACAACTACAACCCAGTTATTGCCTTGTAGTTTCGCTTCTGATGCTACAGCAACTCCAGACCAAAAAGTTTCCATGTATGCTGATGGTACAAACACAGTCTTGAAACTGGCAACTAATCTCCCAGGTGAAGGTTGCTTTGTGCAGATGAGTAATCCAAATGCAGATATAGATATGCGCGTCGGAGTGACAAACACAAATGAGTGCTTTATTCTTGCCAAAAACGATATTAAAATAGTAGATGAAAATTTCAATTTAAGTTTGACCCTTCATAAAGTACCAGGTTTTGGCATCACATTACAAAATCCTTTAATTGCTTCTTATACTCCTAGTAATCTTAGTGTGTATGGTACAAAGAGTTATACTGCTGTTGCCTTAGCAGGTTTTTCAGTCCCAACAACGTGCGACTTGAAATTCACTAGAATAGGTAATATTGTTACTTTAACAGTAAGTACAGTTGATAGTACAACCGATGGCAATCCAGTGTCTGTACCCCCAGGAGTTGTAGAAGGTGTGTTTGTCCCAGCTAATTCAACTAGAGTATGTATTCCAACTACTTCACTAAACAGCATTTTAGAAACAGGTGTATTGTTAGTTCAAAACAACGGGGAGTTAATTTTCAATTATACGCCATCAAGTGGTTATGCTGCCGGACCTAATAGTGGATGGAGTGCTTTCTCTGTATCTTATCATATATAAAATAAAAAATATAATCTATCATATTATAAATGAGTATCAATCAGATATGTAATGATAATGGCAATAGGTTTTTACCTAATGTTGCCTTAAATAATTTAGACTGTATAACAAGTAATATAACTACACAAACAGTGGACACTTTAAATTGTACTACAATAAATAATTCTGGCTTTATTAATGCTTCAAACGGAGTTGTTGCATCTCCATCTATAAGATTTTCTACAGCAAGTGACTCTGGTTTATATAGACCAATAACTAAAAGTGTAGGTATAGTAGCAGGAGGATCAGAACGAATAAGATGTGATAATGTAAGAAGCACATTATTAATGCCTACACGAATAGCAAACAATATATCAACTCCAAGTCAATATATAGATATAACAAATACAGGTGCTGATACACAATTAAAATTAATAGGCAATAATAATATCTATATCAACTTCGAAAACCCGCAAAGTGATGTTGATCTTCAAGTTGGTTTAGATAGTAGTCAGAAGGCATATATAAAAAGTAAGAGCAATATTACTGTTAAAGATGAAAATAATATTGATAGTATTGAATTAAGCAGAAATCGTTCTGGAATAAAATTATATAACAATGTGTTATCTTATAGTGCAAGTAGTTTAGACTATTATGAAGAATATCCTCAAGTTGCTGTTACAGTAACTGGCGGAACTTTGCCCCTATTATTATCAGGAGTGGTTTTTGTTAGAGTAGGCAAAGTTGTCAGTATGTCGTTGCCAGAAATAAGTGTTACTGGAAATAATGCCCCTTTAAATATAGCTAATTTAGTACCAACCCGTTTTTTACCAAGAATAAATAACAATTTTTATGTTACAGGTTTTGATAGTATAGCAGTTCCAGGTGCCCCAAATCAAACAAACGGACACTGTGATATTGATAGTATTACAGGTAATGCTACTTTTTATAGAACCCCAAATCATGCTAGTTTTAATCTAGGTGCTACTTGTGGTATTCGAGCAGGATGTTTAAGTTGGATAACTGTATAAAATTAAAATTTATAGTATATTATAGTATAAATTTGTTTCATCTATATTTAGATTTCATCTATATTTGGATTTCATCCATATGTTTCTAATATACTACAATCAATATACAGAAAACCATCTTTACTTTTCCTTTCACTATATATTTTACTCATAATGCTACTTGTTGGTAGTAAAGTATTATTTATAAAAACATATAAACCTTCTGTATGACTTATATTAACTCGCTTTCTTAAAACATTAATAAATTGTCCCAATGTATAATCTGCTTGAATTAATACTCTTAACTCGCCAGATTGCATTTTATACTTTGATACTATATCAGGGGACATATTAACTACACAAGGAATATAATTGCTATTCTTCTCCATTAAACTATTGTATAAATTTTTTCTAGCATCAAAATCATACTTTGTTCGAAAATGATTGTTCTTTATCATATTTTTATTAATAGACAAAATTTTATTTTCTATAATATAAATAAACACTATGAGTAAATTTTTTAGTATAGATAAGGGAGATAAGGCATATGCAGTTGTAAAAGGAGGCGAAAACCATGGTACTGTAGTTTATCTAAATAAAATCGATGACGACGATGGTATAGCAAAGGGGGAAACAAATAGTATTGAAATCGATGATGGTAAATTTGAACTGCTTCCAAGTAGAAAAGGGCGAGATTGCATCGTTGTTGCCGGAAAAAGTGGAAGTGGAAAAAGTTATTGGAGTAGAATGTATGCTAAAAACTATCTGAAAATGCATCCTAAAAATGAAGTAATACTTTTTTCTCCAGATGAATTTGAAGATGATTGCTTTACTGACCTTCCTATTACCAAATATATATTAGATGAAGATCTTTTAGAGAACCCGATTACTATAGATGAGTTCTCAGACTGCCTTATTATATTCGATGATAGCGACCATCTTAGTAACAACAAATTAACTAAAATGATGATTGAATTACAGGATCAAGTACTTCAAATAGGAAGGCACAAAAATATCTCTACTATAATTACAGTTCATATGATTAACAACTATAGGCGAAGTAGAATATTAATTAATGAAGCACACTATATTGTATTGTTTTTGAATGGACATCGCAGTCATCAAACACGATACTTTTTAAGTAAGCATCAGTCGCTATCAAATAAGGCAATTAAACGACTTTATGAACTAAAAAGTAGATGGATTTGTTTTTCTAATAGTGCTCCACAACCTATACTTTCTGAGCGTGAAATTTTCGTACCTGATATGAACGATTTTGAATAAAATTTTATACCTATCTTTAGCTATGCTATTTTCAGCTATAAAATTTAAGTGACGCTATATAATCGTTCAATTCTATGATTATCATTTATATTTGTACCACATGTATTCTTTATAGGTTTTTCCCAAACTACTTTCCAGTTTAAATTGTCTGGAATGTTATAACTACTAACATACACGATATTGTGACGACTCATCGCATTACACCAACTATAAAACTTTTCACTATCAAACTTTTCTAGATAATGCTGACGAGAATTTTCATAAGGCGGATCACAATAAATAATATAGTTCCTTAATCTACTATATTGAGTATAATCCCCTGTAGAAAAATTGGCACTAGGAAACTTTCTATGAAAGTTTTCAATCCGATTTATAGATGATAGAAACCTTGATTTTTCTCGATTGACATTAGGATGGCAGAAATAACCACTAAATTTTTTATTAGTAAATCCATTATAAAAGCCATAGAATCCTCTTTCGGCCTTTCTACTAGTGTCACTTTTCAACATATCATATTCGGGCCTAGATATTATAGTAGTAGGAATGCTTTTACTACTCCAAAACGATATTAAGTCATCATCTATATCTCCTGCTAAATATTCTATATCAGGATGATTGTCGATATTACTATAAACTCCTAGCATACCACAGAATGGCTCACAATAACCCTTGATAGTTATATCATTATCTAATCTCTCATTAATTATATCTGCTATATATTTACCTATTCGTTGTTTTCCCCCGTGATATCCTGTCATTTATAAAATAAAACTTTTATATTTTATATTGAGAAAAAAAAAATATGTAGTAATAATAAATATACAAGTATGTCATTATCAGAAATGCAGAGAGAATTAAGAGATGCCAGAAAATCACTAGAGAAATTACAGTCGGAAATGGCCCCTATAAGTTTAAGGGTTGCATTAACTAGAAAGATAGGCAGTTTGAGAGCCGCTATTAAACGTAGAAAGATTGCTGAAGAAGGAGAAGATGTATTAAAGGAGCTAGAAGGCGCACCTTTATATGAGGGAGAAATAACTCCAGAAGAAGAAATGGAGTTATTATACCCAAAAAAAAAGTCGCGTCCAAAAGGAATAGCATCCTTAAAAAAGGGCGTTAAATTCGACCCAAAAATCAAGGTAAATGTTTTTAAAAAGTCGCGTCCAAAAGGAATAGCATCCTTAAAAAAGGGCGTTAAATTTAATCCTAAAGTCAAGGTAAATATATTTCCTAAAACTGTTAAGAAACGACCAAAGGGAATAAAAAAATCAAAAAAAAATGAAAAACAACTAGGTAAGAAACCTGTAAAAGTGGATTTTGATAGAAAAGGTGTTGATTATGTTAATCTTGCAAAAAAGATGATGAATAAATTGAAAAGGGAATATAAAACAGAAAGGGTTCCATACCTTGTATTTGTGTCTCAGTTATGGAATGCAATGGGGCGTGATATACCATGGAGAGACGCAATCAGATTGTATCGAGATGCTTACTATGAGAATTTAGGTGTTGCTACACCTGCAAAGAAAGGAAAGAAATTATAAAATTGATATAATATAAACTAAGATGCCAGTATATTTTCTAGGAAAATCAAATAGAAAAAATAAGAAATGGTATATTAGAGCATTAAACTCAAATAATAGCATACATTTTGGCGATAGCAGGTATGAGGACTATACTATGCATTGGGATGAAAATAGGAAAGCGAGATATTTAAATAGGCATAAAAATGAGGACTGGAATGATGCTTCTAAAGGGGGCTTTTGGAGTAGATGGCTGTTATGGAATCGACCGACTATAAAAGGGAGTATAAAAGATATACAAGATAGGTTTGGAATAAAAGTTAGATTGTTAAAGTAAAAACACCTTGTTTATCTCTCTAAAATTAAAAAAATAACTAAGTTTTCGATAATCAACGACCCCGTCAGAGTTTTTTTATAATAAATTTTATATTGTTGCTATAATATAAAATATCATGAAAGTAATTGGCTATTGCAGAGTATCCACATCAATGCAGGAAGAACAAGGTTCGTCGTTGGAAGCTCAGAAAGATACCATCATTCAGTTTTGTAAATCTCGCAACTTAGAATTGGTTGACGTGTTTAAAGAGTGTATTTCAGGTAGTGTTGAACCACGTGAAAGACCTCTATTATCACATGTTCTTAGAGAGCTGGATTCTAATATTTGCGATGGTATTGTTATCTATAAATTAGATAGATTAAGTAGAAGCATTAAAGATACTATAACTTTACTTTCTGAGCTATCAAGTAAAAACAAAAAGTTTTTTGAGATTAAGAACGGACTATCAAACGATGGTGCTGTAAATGCCTTCACCGTTCATTTATTCTCAGCACTAGCACAGATGGAACGCTCATTAATTCAAGAAAGAGTTAACGATGTTATAAAATATAGGAAAGAGCATAATTTGATTATAGGCAATATACCCTTTGGGAAAATGGTAGTAGAAAAGGAGGGACAGAAAGTGCTGGTCGATCATCCCGATGAAATTCGAACTATAGCAATCATAAAAGAATTGAGAAATACAATTGTAATAAAGAAAAATGCTAAAGGAGAACGAAAGATGAACATGACATTTCAAAACATTGCTAAGGCACTTGAAAAAGAGAAAAGAAAAAATAAAGAGGGTAGCACAAAATGGTTTCCAAGTTATGTCCGTAAGATTTATTTGAAAAATGCCTAAAAAAGACAAATCGTCTATTCTAAAATAGATATTTTTAATATTTGTATGAAAATATTAAAAATTAGATAATCTGATAATCTATAAAGTTACTTACAGCATATCTTTCTGTGATGTATTCTTTCAGCTTGGTATATAGCATATTATATATATTTATACCGTCCATACTATCAACTAATAATGATAGATTTATATTACATATCAGAGGCGATTTTCCTGCTAGATATCTCTGTCGATCTTTATAAATATTACCTTGACACGTGATTAAATATTTATGCGAGGTAATATATGGTTCATAAAGTAAATTATTATTGTTGCTATAAATATATCTTCTAGAAACATTGTATTGCCCTGAAATAGTAGCATATGTATTAGATACTTGAATTTCAGTATCTTCTATCGTGATATTGTCTGTTATTGAAAAGCCCATTCTTATCTTTATTATATATTAGATTTTTATTTTTGTACCAAATAATTATATGGCCCATCACCTTTTAATACTACTTTGTCCTTATATGGTTCAACATCTATGCTATTTCTCATACCAAACACATGCCAATAAAAGCTACATTTAACATCGCTACTAACATAAAACATACCATCACTAACTTTACTAGTTAATAGGTTTGGATATACATCAAAAATACTTTTAGCTATAGCAGTTACTTGAATTGTAAAATCTGTGGCGAATTTCTCAACATATTTTGGAAGATGTATAGCAATATAATATTTATTGCTTTCTTTATTGTAAATGCTAGTAGATCCTTCTCCTCTGTAATAAACACCTGCTTCTGGTCCTTCTAAACAAGCATGAACAAGATATTTATCTATATCTGTAGGATGCTGTATAACAAAAGTTTTTGTAGTATTATAAACAAGTTCCTTTGAGGTTGGATTGTATGTTATAGTATTATTAGTAGCACTATTATCATTTCTAATTGGATTTATATATAATGCACTTTGTGTTGCTGTATTTAAAAATGTTCCAGATGCGTTTAGTACGATACTATTTTGATGTTGGCTTGTGATTCCTGCTTGATATCCAATTGCTATACTTCCTGTACCTTGAGTTGCTTGTCCTGCTTGATAACCTATAGCAATACTATTTTGTCGTTGAGCACCATTTCCTGCCTGATAACCTATTGCAATACAGTTTGTTCCTTGTGTATTCCCTCCTGCCTCATTTCCTATAGCTATTGATGCTGTAGATTGCCTATTAAAACCGGCATTAAAACCAAGAGCTACACAATTAGCACCTTGTAAATTACTTCCTGCTGAATTTCCTACTGCAACACTATTATTACTTTGATTTGTTCGGCCTGCATATGCTCCTAAAGCCACACAATCTAAACCTTGTAGAGTTTGTCCTGAACTTCTACCAACTGCTATACTTTCAAAACCTTGATTTATTCGGCCACTTTCATTGCCTATAGCTACACTATATTGACCTTGAGTATTAAACCCTGCTGCTGCACCTATTGCAACACTAAATCCTTGTTGACTTTGATAACCGGCATTAGATCCTATGGCTGTACTAAAACCTTGTTGATACATACCATTTACAACACCTATAGCTACTGAGTTGAACCCGCAATTTGTATATCCTGCTTGATAACCGATTGCTATACTATTATTTTGACTATTTGTATAGCCAGCCTGATTACCGATTGCTATACTGTTAGATAGTGAATTTCTGAACCCTGCTTGATAACCAATAGCAATACTCCCCGTAGTTGAACTATTTAGGCCAGATTGGTATCCAATATGAACTCTTTCAGAATCAGACTGCCAAGAATTTGTACCTGGATTCCAAAATACATAATCAGAATAAGCGACTCCAGTGGCTGAAATAAAACCGGTTGGGCCTAAAGCTCCTGTAGGCCCTGTAATAGATAGGCCAGAAGGACCAGTACTTCCTGTAGCCCCTTGTATTCCAGTACTTCCTGTAGGCCCTGTAATAGATAGACCTGAGGCTCCAGTAGGCCCAGTTTCACCTTGTATACCAGTACTTCCTGTAGGCCCAGTTTCACCATTAACGCCTGTAGGCCCAGTAGGCCCAGTAATCGAATTAATAGAAGAGGCTGAAATAATTGTAGTATGAATATGACTATTATTATTGTTTCTGAAATAGAAAGTTACTGAATGACCGTTCGTGTTTCCTGTTGGAATTATAGTATATAACTCTACTTCAATCTGACTTAATAAACTATCTAATGTATAATTTGGGACAAATAGATCATTAGTAAAAATGTCCTTAGTAACATCGTTAATGAATGTTAAATTATTACTTCCGTCTGCTATTAATACTCTAGTTGTATCTACTTTTCTTTCATATACTTTAATATAGAAGTAGGTTTCAACATTGATATTCGGGAGAACATTAGAGTAGAAATTAGTCTCCCAAATGCCTGATGTTATCGATGTAGTAATATAGTTTGGTGAGGTGTCTATAAATGTACCTATTAGATGTGCTGTGTTATCATTATTGCCTACAAAATTATAGGTAATACTTGTCATAGCAGAAATGACAGGAGTTTCGTCCAATGTAGATATAACTGGTATTGTTGAAGTTGTTGCTGGATTATCAAAAAATAGCACTAATCCTCCTGCACTATACCCGTTCAAAATATTTGCTATAGGAACGCCGTTTATAGTATCGTTAATTTGTAGTTTAGAAAATTCACCATCATAAAACGATACAGGCGGTATGTAAATGTTATTTTCTGTAAATTGATTAAGACTCATCTCTATTTTATAATAAGTCAAGATATTATAAAATGTATTTTATTACTACTATAAAACATATATATTATATTCATCTCTTTGACGACCGTTTTGATATTGATAATAGTATCAATTTTTTCTTTTAATAAATTTGTTCGTCTGTTCCATTCGTTTTTATTTAATGATAACTGTCCTGTTGGAGTAGTTTTAAAACAACCTTGGAATTTTTCTTCATATGTAGAATAGCTATCTGGGTTAAAACGAATAACAAAAATAGGGAGATTGTTTAGGTCTGAAAATATCTGGCATATTCTTAAATCTTCACAGTCGTAGTTTGAATGTTGATTTTCATCACATTCAATAATGATATTATAGTGTATATTTTTAATCAATACATCTGGCCTTCTCTTGCTTTCTAGTGCCTTATCAAAAACCATATTGATATCAGGATAGGATTCTTTAAGAAAATCTCTAAGATGATGCTCCTTTAGTTTAAACTTTCGAGGAATATCTATATCTGGATTTAAGACGCAATAACAACGGAAACAGTATGGTTTAAAGCGAGTTCTTGGATCTATATAAACCTGAAAACAGTTTTGACAAGCACATTTGGGATTACATATTATACACCGACTTTTTTGTTTATTATGTATACACATACTACTACCTCCGCATTTTACACACTGACTTTTTTGTTTATTATGTATACACAGACCACCGCCCCCACATTTTACACACCGACTTTTTTGTTTATTATGTATACACAGACCACTGCCCCCACATTTTACACACTGACTTTTTCGTTTTTTGTGTATGCACATACTACCACCTCCGCATTTTACACACTGACTTTTTCGTTTCCCGTGCATACAATAATATTTCGTTCTACAAGTATCACATTGTTTAATAATTTTCTTACTTGGAACAAATGGTATACCGCAACTACTACAATTTATATTTTCCATTTTTTATAAACTTTAAAATATTTTTTCAACCTGAAATAAAAATCAATTTTATTTTTCTAAATATCTGACGTAAGTAAATATATATAGTAGTCGTATAACTTGGGTTCAAAGTCACTGTTTAAAAATCCTTGTTGGTATTCTTCTAAAGGCATATGTTTCATTAATACTCTAAAAGCACAGTGTCTTCCACAGGTAGAAATAGCATTATTCATTCTCTGAAAGCGCATATTGTTAAACACAACATTTTCAACCTTATTTTTTTTTAGTATTGCTGTTATAGTTGGAAATTTGCTCCTTGAATATTTTAAATTGGCATCTAGTTTAGAAGCATATGAATCGAAGAACTCTATAGTGTTTTTATTGTGTCGAATTAAACAACACCAATGGCCTGTATTCTGATCTGAGATATTATACAAGATGATAGCACATCCATCTCTAGAAAATAGATCATATAACTCCATGTTGTCATCTAGTTTATCGTAGGCATAAAAATTACACAAGATACCATTCTTTCTCAACCAAGCATCAATTTCATGATTACTAAGTGGCCTTGCTATCTCACCTTTAACTAACTCGTACTGTTGTTTGTAGTCCATGTTTATTTTACATCAATATTTTTAAAACTCTAACTAAAAATGTTAGAGTATATATTGGTTCAACCAATATCAAGTATAACATTACTTTCCCAATCGATTTTACAACGTATCCTAAACTATCAATATGCATTTTTTTATTATAAACAAAGATTTTATTGTAATAAAATAAAATGCAGAACTTCCTATACCCGAATACAGAAACCAAACCTGTAAGTTTCTATGATATAACAACAGAACGACTTCATCTAAACAATGGGGACAGAAATGTATATTTAAAATATTTCGATGAAAAAGTTTTAAAATCGAATGAGTATCAATTCCAGAAGAATATTTTGAACTTTGAAGAAGAAACTATAATTAAATATCAAAGAATAAATAATCATATTACATTGCATATCAAAGTATGTGTTTCGAATTTAAATAATTTTGATATCAATGAAGTATATATCCGATTGCCTAGTTATCTTTGTAGCAATGATGTTTATACTAATGATAATCTTGAAATTTCAAACAATATCTTAAAAATAAAGATAATTGATAATTTAAAGAGCGGACAAAAAATGGAAAGTAAATTTTCAAGTATAAACTATTATTGTAACTAAAAAAATAAATTTTCCAAAATAAAATCAGTTTGGAAAATTGAAACTTACTTATAAAATGTCCTGTTTTGGTACTGGTATGCGTTATAATATTACTTCAATGACAACGTCTATTTTGGAACATGGCAAAGCCTTTCCATTGAAAGATAACTTACTCCTATATTAAAGGCGCTCGTCTCTTTAATTATAGGCAGTTCAACTCTGCCATGTTATATATAATATATAATTTTTTAAATTATATATTAATTTATTTTTCGAAGATAGTTTTCAACTTGAAAAATGTATGTTATGAATATCAAAATGTTTTATAGTTTATTTTTTAAAAATGGCCTATAATTAACCAGATGATGGTATTGCTTACCAAATCTAGCACTAAATTTAACAACATCTGGATGTTGGTCTATTAAGGATTGTGTTTTTTGGCGATATCCTTCTTGTGTGTAGTTTAAATACAATTGTTGATTGCCTCCCATTACTGTACCTGTCTTAAGTTTTTTACACAGAAAATTATTAAACAACATTGTGCCATATCCCAATTTCAAAACGCGTAAAGATAAATCTGTATCTTCGTTGTATTTTCCTCGCCATTTTTCTTCTAACCCTGAAATATCATTCCTAATTAATATACAGGAATAAATTCTTGTGTTTTTCTGTATAATAGGACGTTTATAATCGATGTCATTATTAAAATTATGATAGTTTAAGCCCGAAAGAACAACATTACTTTTCGTTTCCATATATCTTTCTGGTGAAGAAAAACATATACAGTTTTCAACTAAAAATCGTTTGTTTCTATTCCATCTATAAAAACCAGTTATATTGTCGTCTAAAATCCAATGATGTGTTTCTCCTTTTGAAATAGATAAATTCCAAACAAAGTTTCTGGCAGGAATACCTGAAAGATCATTTACATCTGATTTTTCGAAAGGTATCAATCTATCTTTACTTATTCCTAAATTTATAAAACTACTAACATAGTTATCATATTCGGATTTCTCTACAACAACAAAGTAGTTTTTACAACCTATACTTTCAAGTGCCTTAACAGTATGATTATATTCGTAACGTCCTTTTGATATTACATATATAGTATATTTATTCTCACAATTATCATCATTATCTGGATTTAATACATCATTATTCTTTTCTTTGCGATACCATAAAGACTGTTTGTTTATAGTTTTTCTTTCGGGAAATATTTCATGTAAAACTTTCCTTGTTAAGTCATTTAATTTGAAATCGTATATAGCATATTTATAGTAAGCGACACTACTATTAGAATATTCTATATCATAATCTCTATATTCTTTACCTCGTTTATCCATAAAGACGTTTTTTTCATACTTGATTTTATACTCGGACTTAGGTATTTCTGAGATTTCAGAAATAAACTCTTCTGTATATTTTGGATTAACTCTAACTTTTACCATTTTTAGAATTTCTATTTTTTATATTTTTAAATTTTTTATTTTTTAAATCAATTTTATTTTTTAATATCCTGTTTAAAAAAACAACCTGAACCAAAACCTTTAAAATACATAATAAAATATTTTTTTTCATCTTTTTTTTCTTCTTGTATGTGGTATGCTTTTCTTTGTAAAGCATATTTTCTGTTACCATGATCTAGATTTTCTAAAATTTCTACTTTAATATCATTAAAATTTTTATTGTTGTTTCTGATATAATTGTATAACGGATTGTTTTTTTTTCTAAAAAAATCATTCCTATTTCTGTTTATTGTAAGTTCAAAGTTATTAGTCATACCTATATACACATAATTATCAATTGATAATTTATATACTACTGGCGTATTTATTAATTTCTCCATATTTTAGAATTTATAAAATAGAAATTCTTTTTTATTTTTTTAATCAATTTTAAAAAAATATTTTTTTAAAATTGATACTGTTTTCATCTTGATTATTTTACATATTAGTTTGGGGGCATTTTTAAAAACTTTTTTT